CAACTAGCGAGAAATATTCAGATGATAAACAATGGTTTAAGGACTGTATGGATGCATATGAGTACCAAGCATTATATTATGAACAAGAGATTCATAGGAAAATGATTGTTCACTTCAATATGGATAATGGAGAAATTGACCAGAATGAAATGGAGAAGGTGTTTAATCCAATGGGATTAGGTGGTAATACTTCACCATCATCTATAAAGAATTTTCCTATAGTAGTTCCTAAAATAGATTTATTAGTTGGAGAAGAAGCTAAACGTAGATTCGACTGGACTGTTAGGTCAATGAATGCTAATTCTGAAAGTAAGGATACTTCAGTGCTATTTGACATGTTCTTAACTATAGCAGTAGATGAGTTTAAAAAAGAAACTACTGATGAGAAGGAGCTTGAACAGAAGATTAAAGAATATGCTAGATTTGCTAAATATAAATATAAAGATATAAATGAGATTACTGCTACTAAAATACTTACATATCTTGTAAGAAATTATGTAGTACCATATCAATTTAATAAAGGATTCAGAAATGCATTAGTTGCTGCTAGAGAAATATATCGTATTGATATTGAGGGTAATGAGCCAATTCTTAAAGTGTGCGACCCTCGTAATGTATTCCTTATAAAGAAAGGTGATTCAGAACGAGTTGAAGACTCAGAAGCTATTATAGAAATTACCTATGAATCAGTTGGTAAAATTATAGATGCTTTCTATGATGATATATCTCCAGAAGATTTAGAGTCATTAGAAAAGGGACAGTGGCGTACTGGTAAAGGTAATCATCCTGGAAATCTTGGATACTCACATAAATTACCTCCAATATTCTCAAACTTAGACTTTGGTAATGGACCAGGATTTACAGATATAAACGATTTTAATAATACCAACTTTAAACTAGGACTTCCTTATGATATGCAAGGTAATGTAAGAGTTGTTCGTGGTAGATGGATGGGTCGTAAAAAAATAGGTATAGTTACATTCTTTGATGAAAATGGTGATGAAGATGAAAAGACTGTATCAGAATATTATAAAATAGATAAAGATGCTGGTGAAACTATCAGATGGATATGGGTTAATGAAGCATATGAAGGAGTTAAGATTGCAGACCATATATATTTTAAATTACAACCTCGTAAAGTACAAATGCGTAATTACGATAATAAATCTAAGTGCTTCTTAGGTTATGTTGGTTCTGATTATGGAAAGTCATTGATGGGTAGAATGGAATCTTATCAATACTTATATAATGTTTACATGAATAAATTAGAAACATTATTTAATAAATATAAAGGTCCAATTTACGAATTAGATATTTCTAAAGTACCAGATGAATGGGAAATGGATACATGGTTATATTATGCTGAAACTATGGGCTGGGCTGTAATTGACCCAATGAATGAAGGTAAGAAGGGTGCTTCTATGGGTAAACTTGCAGGAGCATATAATACTACTGGAAAGGTATTAGACCCACGAGTAGGAGATTATATCCAGCAAACTATTCAGATGTTACAACATATTGAGCATCAAGTTGGTTCTATTGCTGGAGTATCAGAACAAAGACAAGGGCAAATTGAGAATAGAGAGACTGTTGGTGGTGTTGAAAGAGCTGTAACACAGAGTTCGCATATTACAGAAAAATGGTTCTTCTTACATGATGAGACTAAGAAAAGGGCATTAGCCGCATTATTAGATACTGCTAAACAATTATGGTCTAAGAATAAGAGCAAGAAACTTACTTATGTAATGGATGATATGTCTAGGGATTTTATTGAATTCAATGCTGAAGACTTTGCATCTACTGAACAAGATATATTTATAAGTAATAGTAATCACGATGCTAAAATTAGTGATTTGATTGAATCATTAGGGCAATCATTTGTTCAGAATGGAATGGGAAGTATTCTTATTGAACTTATGCAGACTAATAGTATCGCTGAGAAGAATCTTATTATGAAAGAACAAGAAGAGAAGATGTCACAACAGGCCCAGCAAGCTCAAGAACAACAATCTAAGATAGCTCAAATGCAAGTAGAGCAATTAACTACTCAGAAACAAGCAGAACTTGATTTTAAGTATAAAGAGCTTGAAATGAAGGTTGAGTTGGAATATGCTAAGTTAGAAGCGACTACTGGTAAAGAAGTTGAGTCAGACCCAACTAAAGAAAGACAAGTTGCCTTAGCTGAGAAGAAAGCTAATGATGACTTAAATATTAAACAACAATCACATTCTGAGACAGTTAGGCATAATCAAGCAGCAGAACAGATTAGTAAATTATCTAAAACTAAATAATAATGGATGAAAAAGTAATTAGTAATGCTTTTGCAAATAAAAAGAAAGCTTACTTATCAGATAAAATGATTCAATTAATTAACAAGCAAATTCAATTGGAATTTAATGCTGGTCAATTATATAAAGCAATGTCTACATGGTGTGAATACACTGGCTGGGAAGGCATTGCAAAGTTTATGAAAAGCCATGTAGATGATGAGCGTAGTCACATGGAAAAATTATATACCTATGCTCTTGATAGACAAGTTAATCCAATTACACCAGCAGTTATATCTCAACCAACTTCTTTTAAAGACCTTAAGGATATTCTTGAAAGGTCATTAGCGCATGAGGAATTAATTGAGAATAGCTATAAAGATGCAGTTAAGATTGCATTATCAGAGAACGACCATACTAGTTATCAATTCTTATTATGGTATCTGAATGAACAAGTTGAGGAAATTGCATTGATGAGTAAGTGGTTAGATAGATTAAATATAGCAGGATGTGACCAAAAGGGAATGTTCTTTGTGGACCAGGAAATACTAGAATCTTTAGATTGAATAGTTATATAAGTATAATTATTAAGTAATATAGATATAATAATTTTATTTATAGGATTATTATATCTATATTTGCGTAAATTATAAATTAATAAAAAGTAATATGGAGTTAGAACAAATAGTGGAGAAGTTCGTAAGTAAACCAAAGTACATGCTTTATGGAGCTGGTCATTTAAGTAAACTATGGGACTGTAATAGAGATGATGTTTATATTGCTAAGAAAAAAGTTCGTGGAATGATATTAGAAGTAGTTAAACCAGTAAAAAGAAATATAGGTAAAATATTATTATTAGATATTGAAACTGCTCCAATGAGGGCATTTGTGTGGTCAAGATGGAAACAAAATGTTGGATTAAATCAAACCATATCAGAGTCATTTATGATTTCTTGGTCAGCTAAGTGGTTGTATGATACAGAAGTAATGTCAGATGTATTGACTTCAAGGGAAGCGATTTTAGAAGATGATAAAAGGATATGTACTTCTATATGGGAACTGCTAGATTTAGCAGATGTTATAATCGCTCATAATGGGCAATCATTTGATATACCAAAGATTAATGGTAGACTTATTTTAAATGGCTTAAAACCAACAACTCCATATACTCAAATTGATACTCTATTAGTAGCAAGAAAAAGATTCTCATTCAGTTCAAACAAATTAGATGCGTTAGCTGGATACTTTGGTATTGATTGTAAAATAGATACTAACTTTGAATTATGGAAAGGCTGTCTTGATGGTGATAAAGAGTCTCTTAAATATATGGAGATTTATAACAAAAAAGATGTTGAGATTTTAGAAGAGGTTTATATTAAACTTAAACCATGGATATTAAATCATCCTAATGTTTCATTATATAATGACTTACAAGAAAAACAATGTACTAGTTGCGGAAGTAGCGATGTAGAAGAGATAGAAGATAAATTATACTATACATCAGTTGGTGCATATAGAATGTACAGATGTAAATGTGGAGCAATTAGCAGAGGTAGAAAGACTATTTTACTAAAATCAAAGAATATTAATACATTAACAAGTATTGGGAAATAGTATAAAGTCTATAGCGAATTTACGAAATTTGGTAAATCAAACAAAATGTATTATACTTGCAAATAATTATTATTAGAATATGGCTAAGAAGAGTGAAGAACAGGAAGAAGTTTTTGGAGAAGACTTTAACCTACTGGATGATGGAATAGAAGAATTCCTAACCGAACGAATTGGTAGTACTACTACTATTGTAAATGACGAAGAAAGTCAGAATGATTTTGGCACACAGTCGGAAACAGTTACTAAAGAAGAAGATGTAGTTGAAAAGACTACTGACGAAGAAAATATTATTAAGGAGGATGCCGAATCCGATAGTAATGAAAACTCTTCTTCTCCACTGATTCCATATGCTAAATATCTAAAGGAAGAAGGTATCCTCCCTAATTTTGATATAGAGAAGTTTGATGGTACGATTGATGGATTGCGTGAAGGAATGTTCACTGAGATTAATCAAGGCGTAGAAGGGTATAAGAATTCATTACCAGACGTTGTTAAACATTTAATTAATAACTATGAAGCTGGGGTTCCACTTGAGAAGTTATTACAAATTGATTCTGAACGAGCTAAATATACTTCTTATACAGAAGATGATTTATCTAACGAAGAAACACAAAAGGACTTAGTAAGAGACTATCTAACAAAGACTACTAAATATTCTAAAGAAAGAATTGATAGGGATATTCAAAGGCTAGTCGACTTACAAGACTTGGAAAGTGAAGCTAAGGCAATACTTCCAGAATTAGTAGCTATTCAGAATGATATTGAACAGAGTGAATTGGCTTATGTAAACGAACAAAAAGTTCTAGCTGAACAGGGACGATTACAGGAGCTTGAGACATTACAAAAAACATTAGAATCTACTGATGAAATTATTCCTGGGAATAAGATGTCTAATATAATTAGACAAAAGATATTTAAGAATCTTACTACTCCAGTTGGATATACAGAACAAGGGCAACCATTAAATAAGTTAGGTGCATATAGACAGAAAGACCCAGTTAAGACTGAGATTATTCTAAACTATATATTTGAAGCTACTAATGAATTTAAAGACTGGTCAGCATTTAGTAAGAATGCTAAACGAGCTGTAATATCAGATATAGAGAATGCTGCAAGAACAATGGATTACAATACTTCTCAAGGTAGAACTGCTGTAATTACAAAGAACTCTTCTGCTAATAAGTTCTTAA